GGGCCCATTTTCGCGCGCCCTGCGTGGATTGCGTCCGTGTATGTTCTGTGAACGGGCGGCGGTATATGAGGCCGATAACGACGACGGATCGACGCTCGCCGTCTGCGATAGTCATTTTCAGCCGCTGCATTGGCTGCGATGGGGATTGGCATGGCGTGAAGTCGGCAGGGTTGCTGAGGCCTGCCTTCGGTCGGCGCTGGCTTCTCTTGCGGAACATGTCGAGGCAGAACTTAAGGACTGAAGGAGTTGGGGAGGCGACGCCGTTTTGAAAATTGAGAATGCAGAATGCAGAATTGAGAATAGGTGCGCGGGATGGTTGGTAGGTGTATGATGGTGGGTATCTTTGCCGCTTATTCAGCCTTGATTATTCGGAGATGGCCGTCGGCCAGGAGGCGGATGAGCGACCGCCAGCTGGGCTTGCCGGCGGTGGGGCCTGTGGAGGCAATGGCGTTTATCGAATTGGCGATGCGGTCAAGCTCGCGCCATTGTTCGGGGGTTAATTCGAGGGATTTGCGGGTGAAGTTTTTTTGGGGCATTTTGTTCTCCTTTTTGATCAACAAGAGCCACCTGGTGGCGGCTCTCGTTGATTCGGTGATCGTGCGGCTAGTCCGCCTTAGCGAGGGCGTCCTCGATATTATTTACTCCGGGTTGGTTAGAAAATTGATCGCTTCTTGCAGTTGTTCTTCTACGTATCTGATCTCGTTGACGAAACACCAGTCGCGGTGTTGGGTGTCTCGAAAGCTCCGGCTGTGGTTGGCGACCTCGTCGCTGAGTAGGGTGTCTCGAAAGCTCCGGCTGTGGTTGGCGACCTCGTCGCTGAGTAGGGCGTCTCGAAAGCTCCGGCTGTGGTTGGCGACGAGTTCGCTGAGTTGGGTCAGCATGCGCTGGACGTTGTCCTTGCGCTCTTTGTATTCGATTTTTGCTGTGGTTGGGTTGGTTGTTTGGGTCATGGTTTCCTCCGTAAGGTGATAAAGGGTGAATCAGTTCAGCATGTCTTCGGCGAAGCTCTCGGCCACGTCGCGAGCTTTCACGTCGTTGGCGAAGTCGGCCAGCAGGGACTCGCCGTTGTCGACTCGCAGCAGGTCGCTCGTGCTGAATCCGTTGAAAGCCAGTTCCTCTTCCAGTTCGTTCAGCCAGCGAACCCATCGCCAGAAGTCGCCATTGTCAACGCCGTTCATCGAGAAAAATTTGGTCAGTTCATTGGTCATTGTCACTAAGTTCATTTTGTTTGCCTCCGGTTGATTTGTTATATCAATAATATAACAGATTATTACAGATATGTCAATAGGCAATTTGACGAATTTAGCACCAATTTCCGAAATTGGCGGTATTGACAAAGGTGCTACAATGAAAGATAGGAGCAATGTATGGACGATAAGATAGAAATCGTGCCGTTGTCGGCGTTGGAACCGGATGGCCATAACGCCAACAAAGGTAGCGAGCGCGGCACTTATATGATCCGCCGGTCGCTGGAGAAGCTTGGCGCGGGGCGGTCAATCCTCGTTGACAAGAACGGCCGCATCATCGCCGGGAATAAGACGGCGGAATCGGCGGGCGATGTCGGGATCGAGGATGTCATTCTGGTCAGGACGCGCGGCAACCAGCTTGTCGCCGTTATGCGCGAAGACCTCGACCTTGACGACCCGACGGGCGAGGCGCGGCAGCTTGCCTACGCTGACAACCGCGCGGGGGAAGTGTCGTTGACGTGGGACGTTGACGCGCTTCAGGTTGACATCGACGCCGGGGTGGATTTGAGCGACTGGTTTCAGCCGTTGGAATTGGATGAGATAATCACGAGCGAGGCGATAGAGGAGCCGACCACAAATTATTCTCGCAAGATAGAACCGCCTATTTATACGCCGTCGGAAGTCGTTCCAGAAGTAACAGAATTATTCAACGATAGCAAGACGCGCGAATTGATCTCCGCCATCGAAAATGAAGAAATGCCCGATGAGGTTCGGGCGTTTCTCATTATGGCGGCCCAGCGTCATACCGTGTTCAATTATTCCAAGATAGCCGATTATTACGCCTCAGCACCGCCGGAAATCCAGCGACACATGGAGAATAGCGCCCTGGTGATTATCGACTTCCAACGGGCAATTGAAAATGGGTTCGTAAACTTCACTAGCAAGCTGCGTGAAATGTATGCTGAGGAATACCCTGATGGATGATTACGTCGTATTCATTCTATCGCATGGCCGACCGGATAAGGTTATCACCTATAGAACACTGCGACGGCAAGGTTATACCGGGCCGATTTATATTGTGATAGATAACGAGGATAAGACCGCCGACCGCTACTACGAATTATATGGCGATCAGGTTGTCATGTTTGATAAGGCGGCGGTGGCGGCTCGGATAGACGAGGGTGATAATTTCAAAGACCGTCGCGCTGTTATCTATGCGCGGAACGCGTGTTTTGATATTGCCGAACAGCTTGGCTATCGATATTTTATTCAGCTTGACGACGATTATAAACATTTTCGTTATATGCTGGATGGCGAACTGAGATCGTTATATGTTACGAGATACGTTGTGTCGTTAGATGCGGTATTTGATATTGTTTTCGCATTTTATAAATCTATACCAGCGAAGACTATAGCGTTTGCACAGGGTGGCGATGTGATTGGTGGCGGCGATTCTTCTGGATTGAAACGAGTGTGGCTCAAACGGAAAGCGATGAATTCTTTTTTTTGTGACACCTCTCGTCGCTTCGAGTTTTTCGGACGTATTAACGAGGATGTTAATACATATGTTTTGGGTAATACACGTGGCGGATTATTTTTTCAGTTTTATAGCGTGGTGTTATCACAGATTTCCACGCAGAAATCTGATGGTGGTATGTCTGGGATATATAACGATAGTGGGACATATATTAAGTCATTTTATACGGTTATGTATGCGCCGTCGTGTTGTAAGGTGTATATAGTTGGTATTCACGATCCCCGTATCCACCACCGCATAAGCTGGGAGAACGCTGCGCCAAAGATTCTGCGCGAAGAATACCGGCGCACTGGATAGAATTCGACAATGAGCAAACGACCTGGCCAACGCTTCACCGTTGCCCAATTTGAGGCGGCGATACCCGGCAGCGGCGCGATTATGGCGACGATTGCCCGGCGCGTTGGCTGTACGTGGGAGACGGCCAATAACCGGATCAAGGCCTCGCCCAAGCTCAGCCAGATGCTCGAAGACGAGGCCAATACAATCGACGACCTTGCCGAGAGCGTGCTGATCAAGTCGATTCAGGAAGGCAACACCGGCGACGCGCGATGGTGGCTGGAACGCAGGCGGCGCGGGAAATATGCCACCCAGCAACAGATCGACGTCACAAGCAAAGGCGAGCAAATCGGCCGCATCACGACAATCGAAGTCGTACATCATGTAAAAGACGATGCCCCAGCTAGTAGAGATTGACGACGACCGGATGACGCTTAACCTCCACGCGGGGCAGTCGCAAGTGTGGAATAGTGATCGGCGTTTTATCTTCATGCTCGCCGGGACGCAAAGCGGCAAGACGAGTTTTGGCCCTCATTGGTTGCGTCGGGAGATCGACAGATGCGGCCCGGGCGACTACATCGCGGCAACGGCTAGTTACGATCTGTTTAAGCTCAAAATGCTTCCAGCGATGTTAGAACTGTTCGAGCATCAGCTAGGCATCGGCCGTTATCGCGCCGGGGACAAAGTGCTGGAATTGTGCGACCCTGACACGGGACGCTTTAGGAGCGACGACGGCAATCCGGCATGGGGCCGCGTCATTCTGCGCAGTGCCAACGCCCCGGGTGGTCTGGAATCGGCCACAGCGAAGGCGGCATGGCTTGACGAGTGCGGACAGGACGGCTTCACAATTGACGCATGGCAGGCGGTGTTACGTCGCCTGAGCTTGTCGCAAGGGCGCGTCCTGGCGACGACCACGCCCTACAATCTGGGCTGGATAAAGACACAGATATTCGACCGCTGGGCGGCCGGGGATGATTCGATTGCCGTGATTCAGTTCGCCAGTATTGAAAATCCTCAATTCCCTCACGAAGAATTCGAGCGAGCGCGGGCGACCATGCCGCCGTGGAAGTTCCGCATGTTCTATGAGGGCGTTTTCGACCGGCCGCCGGGCCTTATTTATGACGTGTTTGATATGAGCCGCCATGTCGTTGCCCCTTACGCCATTCCCTATGATTGGCCGCGCGTTGTTGGACTGGACTTCGGCGGCGTCAACACGGCGGCGGTATATCTGGCGCAGAAGCCGGACGAGACATATGTGCTGTATCGTGAATATCTGGGTGGCGGCAAGACGGCGGCGGGGCATGTAGCTTCGTTGCTGGATAAATGGGCAGGGTCGGATATAGAGGCCTATGGCGGCGCGGCGTCGGAGCAACAGTGGCGCGATGAATTCATGGCCGCCGGGCTGCACGTTTATCGGCCGCATGTTAGCGATGTGGAGGTCGGTATTGACCGTGTTTACGAATTGCTGGCAACAGACCGGTTGCAGATATTTAGCGACTGCGTGGGCGTGATTGATCAAATGGGGCGATATAGCCGACCGGTTGATGAAGACGGCCGCGTCATGGAGGGCATTGTAGACAAGCACGATTATCATTATCTGGACGCGCTCCGATATGCCGCGTCCAGTATGGGGCATGAGGCGGTAGCAAAGGTGAGCAGATATGTTCAACGAACTTACACGAGATGACAGGATAGACAACGGCCGAGCCAACGGCGCGGCGATGGCGTTGTTGCGGTGGCTGGCCGACGACGACGAAAGGCAACAACAACACTACGTCCGGCTACGCAAGTGGTACGACGGGCAGCACGGCGTACCATTAACTAATCGGCAGCGCGAGTACCTGGCCATTGATAGCCACTTCGAATTCGCCATGAATTATCTGCGTTTGCCGGTTGATCTGCTTGTCGAACGGCTGCACGTGCAAGGGTTTGACGGGCCGAACGGCATTGGCGGTCGGGACGGACTTCTCGCGCGATGGTGGTCGGCTAACCGGATGGACGGCGTTATGGCCCAGGTACATCGCGCGTGCGCCAAAGACGGCGACACCTATATCATCGTGTCGTGGGATAACGAGACCAACATGCCGGTATTTACCCATGAAGCGGCTTACGACGGCGACGAAGGAGTGAAGGTTCACTATCTGAGCAATCGCCGTCGCGAGATGACGGCCGCCTCGAAGCGATGGACAGAACGGCGATTCAACGCCGACGGCCGGATGGAGGCCGTCAAACGGCTAAACGTCTACAAGCTGGACGCTATCGAAAAGTACATCATGAACAAGCGCGGCGTGTGGGAGCCGTTTATCGAGGAGGGCGACGGCGCGTGGCCGGTGCGCTGGGAAGCGGGGATTATCCCCGTCATTCACTTCCGCTGGGGCGACGACGGCGGCAACTGGGGTGAGAGCGAACTGGAAGCGCTGATACCCATTCAACAGATGATCAATAAGGCGGTGCTGGACGAGACTGAATCGGCCGACAAGACCGGGCAGCAGGTACTAACGCTAACCGGCGCCAAGTGGCCTGACGGTCAGGTGGTCGCCGCCGGTGACGTGCTGAGCGTGTCGGCTGAGGGGGCGCGATGGGGCAGCGTGCCGCCGGGCGACCTGAGCGGGTTGCAGAAGCGCGTTTCTGACAACGTTATGCGCCTCTCGCAAGTGTCACGCATCCCGTTACCGTATTTTCAGGTGACGGGTCAGGTCGCCTCGGCCGAGACGCAAGCCGCCGATGATAGTCAGCTTGTGGCGAAGGTCACGTCACTATCGACCAGCATCGGCAATAGCTGGGAAGATGTCATGATAACGGCGCTTAAGGTCGGCGCGGCCTATGGCACGGGCATCCCACAGTTAAAGCCGGGTGAGACTATCGAGGTGCAATGGAAGGAGTTCAACCGCGTTGACCCGCTGCTGACTGAATCGCGCCGGGCGGCGATTATCCAGAGCTACACGACGGCGGGCATGGCCATTGAGGGCATTGTGTCGCTGCCGTCGCTGGGCTTCACCGAGGAAGAGCAGGAGCAACTCGTGCGTGGTGACTATGTGACCGGGATAACGCAGTAGTGACGCACTCTCCCCGCTAAAGCGGGGGAGTACCCTGAGAGGTTATTATGGCTACGAACCCGCCCCGCATTGACGACGCGCCGCTAACGCCGGATGAAGAGCTTGAACTTCTGGCCTATATCACGGCGTTTGACTTGACGGCGGCGCAGAACGACCGGACGACTTCCCGCCGGGCGCGGCAACTGCTGGCGGCCGGGATTGGCGCGTCGCTGTTCGTGTGGCTGGGCAGTCTGGGCGCGTCGGGGCATTACGTCAACCGGCGCACGGGGCGCGTGGTCGCGCCTTCAGCCGTCGTGGGGGCGATGGACGACAGCATCGTGGCCCGCACGCGACAGATGCGGGAATTGTCGCAACAGCTACAAAGCGGCGCGATTACGCTGGCCGACTGGCGAGCGCAGATGCAGCAGCACGTCAAGGCAGTCCACCTTATGGCCACGGCGCTCGAGCGGGGCGGCTGGGCCAACTTGCAGCTTGCCGACC